TGTCGTCTTAATCTTTCGAATCGCGTATCGCAACGCGCCGCATAGCGTGGTGGTGTCGTCATCATCGGCGCTATTGTCAATTTCAACATTCCCGGTAAAGTCATTTGTGCCATAATGGACGACAATTGCATCTATATTGTTAAAATCTATACTCTTTAACAAGGCGAGTTGCTGCGGAAAATAGTCCGCGCCGCTTGAAACCTGTGCGTCTTGTGTAGTAAAGTTTCCTGTGGTTATGGCATCTGCCAGTGCCCACATGGAAAATGCCGCATACCCGGTGGTGGGGTGAACACTCATTCGACACCCTCCAAAACCGACGTTGTATGTTGTCGCCCCAGTGAATTTTGAAGTATATGCTGCTACGGATGTATCGTCACGTGTCATTCCAAAAATGCTATCTCCAAAAAACACAATTTTTTTATTAGATAGCATCGGCTTTGAAATCGAAAAATCAAGGTTTTCTGCTTTAACTTTTACATTGGGTTTTAGCACTTGTTTTTCGGTTGTTGTTTCTGCAATTTCCTCATTCACTGTAACAACTGCATTGGATGAATTAACTGTTACTCTTAAATACGCAAAATCATTCCAAAAATAATAGGCGATAGAAGAAGTGTCCCATGTAATTTCATTATCGGAAACGGTTATTGCTCCATAAGCGGTACCGTTACGAATATCTTTTATTGTTTTACCGAGCCCGTTTCCACTATCAGGACGACTTGCTGGATATAAAGACAGAACCAAAGTTTCCTCGATTGGTATATCTTTGATTCGGATTATATCGCCTTTAGTTACTGGTATAAATCCAGAAACTATATGTTTCCCGTCTGAAACCTCCGCTCCGGATGTCGACAAATAATAGCCAGTTTTATATCCCGTATTGTTAAAAGTATTTCCGCTGCTATCAGTCGAAATCGGAATTTGATTGGTATACGCGGGTGCAGAGACAATTTCAGATGTTGTAATGTCCGGCAAATCTGCGGGTTCCCACGCGGTGGGCTTACCGCTATTATCAACAGTAGAAACTTTAGCTATTTGACCAACGGTCGCCCCATAAATATCCAATCCCTCGCCTTTTGCGCCTGTGTCACCTTTCTCTCCGCGAGACGGTTTCCCGGTGTCTGTACTGCCGGTGTACCAGTTGCCATTTGCGCCAATAGTCGGCGTTATACCGTTTGTACCATCTTTGCCGTCCTTACCGGGTGCGCCGGGGTCTCCCTTGTCGCCCTTTGCGCCTGTGTCACCTTTAAGACCCTGTGCGCCCTGTGCTCCGGGCTCGCCTGCGTCTCCCTTGTCACCTTTTTCACCTTTTGCGCCCTGTGCTCCCGTCGCTCCTGTATCGCCTTTATCGCCCTTGAGGCCGACATCAGAGCCGTTATATTGCAGTTTGCCGTTTGAGGCAGAGAGCTTGTCGAGTATATCTTTGTTTTCGTGGGTGTGGGAGTTTGGAATAAGCTCGTCGAGTGCGGCGCCGACCGTCGATATGTTCGGCAGTGCGGCATTGGTATAACTGACATCTTCGGCGGTTGACGTTCCACCGCCACCGCCTAAAGCCTTGCCGTCATAGGTCGGCTTGCCGTCTTTCGATTCGGCAAACTTATCAAGCACCGCCTTGTTTTCATGCGAATGCCGTGCGGCAGTGTTAAGCGCGATTTCGGCGGAGAGGCTGTGACTCAGACGTTCCGTGCCGTCCGGGATTGACACCTTTGCAGAGCCTGTTATCATAGGCGCATAGCCGACTATCTCGCCGTCCGCAAAAGCGACAAGCTGCGCTGCCATGTTGCCCGGCTCGGGCACAACATCGCTTGTAATTTTGACCGTCACATAGCCGTCCGCAGGAGTCAGTAGCTCGGTTTGTAGATGCTCGCCAACTGTCGACTCAAAATAGACACGATAGCTGTCTGCGCCCTCAAGCTCTGCAGGAACGGGGAGAGAAAGCTCCGTGAAGTTGTTCTCCGCTCGATATCCAACGTCATACCCGCGAGGGCGGGCATAATCAACCGTTATCGTTCTTGTCTGCATCTTTTTCCGCCTCCTCGTTCTCGCCCTCCACGGGCGTTTTTTCGAGCTCTGAGAGCATGTCGGACAACAGCTCGATTTTGCCGCAAACCTTGGCAAGCTCGACCTTATTGACCTCTATTTGCTGTATCATCTGCGCGTTGTGCTTCTGCAAGGCGTCGCCCTGCGCTTTGACCTCTGCGATTTTCTGTTCGATTTCTGATTTTGTCATAATAGCCCCCTAAGCGAGTTTTTTGTAGTCGCCGCTGTCGTTAAATTCGGCATACAGTCCGGTGGTGTCTAAAAATAGCCGTCCGGTGTAACCGCCGCCGGAAGTAAGCTTTAAAGTCATGCCCTTTCCGTTTGTCCCGCTCGAGTAGATTTCAATTCGCGCCGGAACCGTGCCTTTGGTGTTGTTGACGATTTGCAGCAGTGCGCTCGCGTCACTCGTAGCACCAAGCTCCGCGCTTACATCGTTCGCGCCGTTTGGCGCATGCGCGATAAACCCGATGGCATCGCCGCCTGTCGCAACACTTAAAGACTCGTTTACCTCGACTTTTTTGCGGAATCTTGCGTTATCTTTGCTGATTAGCGCAAAATCAGTGTTCCAGGAGCTCAGCGCTGAGACATTGTCGGTGCTCGTTCCGATTCTAAACCCGCCGGACGGAACGCCGCCGAGCGTATATGACGGGCTTGCGAGTGTGGCATACCATTTACCGCCTATAAGCGAGTTGTAAAGCGACAGATATTTTGTGCCTGTTCCAGTGCCAGTTCCTGCGCCTTGATAGAGCTCCACTACTCCGCCGGAAAAGTCTGCTTTGTAACCGTCGTTGTTTAAGATTGACAACTGACCGCCGTCAAGGTTTATGTCGCCGCCAGTGATGTTGATATCGGAAGCTTCGATGTGTCCGGACTCAAGGTTAAAAGAGAACTCGCCGTTTGCAGATTGCATTATGCCGGCGCGGATGATGTTCGCGTTTAGAATGCCCGTGTCGATAAAGTCAGCGACAATGTGACCGTCCTGCGTGACTGCTGTCCTATATAGCCCGGAGTAGCCGCCGGACGAATGACCAAAGCCGGAAAGATTAAACCGCCATATGTTTTTGGCGGTCGAGATGTCCGGCGTGTCCATGATTAAAATTTCCTGCGGATTCTGCGGCGGGTTGAGTCGGACATATCCGCCGCTGTTCCCGGTGATTGCCGCCGTTGCGTCGGCTATCGCCTTTTCGTATGCCGCCGTCAGATCCGACCTCGTCGCGACAAGCTGACCGCGCAGGTCTTTGGTCTCGTTGACCGTCTGTTTTATAACGTCGGCAAAATTTGCACGCGGCGATCCGAGGTCAATGGATGTGTACCGCTCGCGCAGGACATCATAGACCGTTTTAATTACCTTTGCTTTGATATTGATGTTGAGGTCTTTATGATAGATCTGCACTGTGTCGCAAAGGCTGACCGATTCAAGCGCGGAAAAACTCGCGTATTCCGGCGACTGCGACAAGTCCACAAATGACACCGTCATTGACACGGTCGGCGAGTTGATATCATTTGCCGCCGCGTATGCCGACACTGCCGAGTCAAGCCCGCTCTGCGTGATTTCGCCGTCGCCGCCCGAAAAATCGGACGAAAAGTCGCGTATCAGCGTTTTTGCATTGATGCCGCTTGAGTTGGTCACTGCCTTATAGCTGTGCAAGTCGACATTGTCGTTTTTGACATAGCCATATATGCCGGTGTATGCGCTGTCCATGTCGATATCGCACTTCAACTCCGTCATGTTGCGACCGTATGCAATTCTGACCCCGCGATCTTTGCCGCGCGCCTTGTGCAGCTTTATCGTGTGATTGTCAAACTCGTACTCGCCGCCGTAGACGTCAAGGACGGAGCCGGACACTCCGCCGAGCGCAGCGCGCGCCGAAACATTGGTCAGTGCGATTGACGACGACAGAGTGATATCGGTCGTCGCCACGGAAAAGCCTGTGTCCTTGCCGAGCTGATTTTTAGCGGCGGTCAGTATAGCATTTATCGCAACCTGCGCGTTTCCGGATGCCGAAACGGTCGGCACCGGATAACCGGAAAGTGCGTAGCTGATATGCTCGCAGCTAACGGTAAACATGCCGTTGATAGGCTTTGACACTTTGCGGATGTGGAAAAACTGATTTTTTCCGTTTGCGTTTGGCTTTGCCTTAACATAACGGTCAATCACAAGCTCGGCGGCATAGCGGCCGAGCATCGGATATTGAAATTCGAGCTCAAAGACACCGTTGCGCTCCTCCGTGCATTGGCAGTCGCTCGCCTCGGCAAGCCAGCCGATTTTTGCTTTTGCGTCCTGCTTATAAAGTATCGGTATCATAAGCGCCTCCAGTGCGGCACGATCTCGACCTTGGTCACGGTTCCGCCGCTCCAACTTATAGCATTTCCCCCGGGTGACAGCACCGGAAAGCTGTCAAAGTTGGCTCTGTCCGGTTTGCCGGTCACGCCGGTATAGACCAGCTGCAAGGCACTGTCGCACTCGATATAGCTGCCGATGTTTAAAAACGGAAAAGACTGACCGCCAATCGAAAGCGTGATGTTTCCACTGCCGTATATCTTGATATATGGCAGCGCGGAATACGCCGTCGGATTGGTGATTTTCCCCGCCGCCGTCAGCGTCGTTTTGACATCGCCGGAGGTCAGAAAGCGGAACGGCTTGCAGCTGAATACCAGCTTCGCCGTGCCGAAATTTCGGATCTGCTCGTCCCAGTCCTGCCCGCTCGTGCAGATCGCCATGCGGTAACTGCTCGCGTCGGAACTGTCCGCCAGTTTGGCATATGCCGCACTGCCGAAAAGCCAGTCCGCGACAGCGTCACGGTTTCCCGCGATGTCTTTGCAGCCGACGGTGTAGGTGATTTCGACATTTTCAAGATCATCTATGCTCGAGTCAATTATCAAAAGTCCGGCGCGGCCGGGAATCTTTTGCAGATCATACGGCCGCGCCGGTGTTTTGTTGATTGTTGCCCCCTGCACCACAAGGCCGAGGTCGCTCGATTTTTTGGAATTGAAAGTGAAAGTTTTAGGCATATGCCCGCTCCTTTCTGCGCATCTCGTCGTAGATTTCCTCGGCGATGCGCGAAGCGAGAGCCCTCACATCGCCCCCGCCGTCTGCGGCGTTTATGGTGACATTAAAGTTGTAGACCTTATTGCCGCCGCTGACTGCCGCCTGCGCTCGGCGCGCCGTGAAATTCCCCGTCGCGTTGATGTCGACATCCATCGGTATGGAGTCGGTCATTCTCTTTGCGACATCGCGCATCGTGGTTTCAAAGCCGACGCCAACGCCGAGAGCCATGTTTTTACCGATCTGGTCGCGGAAAACGGTCGACGGTGAGTGTATGCCGAGCACCGATTTCATCGCTTCGGTGACGGCAGAACCGAGAGACTTGATTTTTCGGATAAGCCAGTCTTTCATGTTCTTGATACCGTTCCACAAACCTTCAAGAAGATTTTTGCCGAGTCCGGCAAAAACGGTTGACGGCGAGTGTATGCCGAAAAAGTTTTTGAAGCCTTCAAGCATTGCTTTGCAGACCTTGACAATTGCGTCCACGACAAGACCTTTGTTGTCCCACAGTCCTTTGACGATGCCGCCGATCAGCTGAAATGCAGCCGGGATAAGACGCGGAACGTTGGCGATAAGCCCGGTCGATATTTCTATCACCAGTCTGACCGCCGAGTTGAGAATTTTAGAAAGATTATCATCCTGTAGCAGTGCATTGACAAGCGAGTCGACGAGCGTAAACGCCGCGTCTATCACTTTGTCGATGTTATCCGCAAGCGCGCCGACGAGCACGACAATAAGCGTGACCGCCGCCTGCATGATAGGATCTAAATTCGCGACGATTCCGTCGACCAGAGTAAAGACGACGTCAACCGCGCCGGAGAGTATCGGCGCGAGGTTGGAGACAAGACCGTCGAGCAGAGAGTTAACCATCTGCGCGCCTGCGTTAAGCAGTGACGGCGTTTGCTCCAAAATCGCATTGGTAACATTCTGCACGACCGGAGCGGCGTTTCTAACGACCGCCTTAACCGAGTTTAAGAGATTCATAATCATCGGTTTGAGGTCGGCTTCGCTGTTGCCGAGGTTTTCTTTCAACGTTTGAAGCGCCGACTTCGCCATGCCGATAGATCCGGTCAGTGTGCTTTCCGCTTCACGCGCAAAATTGCCTGCATACTGCTCCGTTTTTTCAAAAAACATCTGCATCGCAAGCTCGGCCTTTTCGGCGTTCGACGCTTTGTTCCACACGAAATTAATGCCCTTGCCGGCGGCATATGCCTGCAAGGTCGTCGCGTTCATAGCCACGCCGAGGTTGTCCATCATTGTAAAGTTGCCCTTGGCCGCGCCTGCGATAGACTCAAGCGCCTGCGATGTGTCGATACCCATGACGGACGCGACATCGGTCGCGCGCTGCATAGCCTTTGTGGTCAGCTCAAGGCTTCTCTGCTGCGACAAGCCTGAGCCCTGGAACAGCGAGCCCATTTTGTTCGCGGTCGCGAGGTATTCACTTTGAGCAACGCCCATGTTTTTATAGGCTTCTTTACTTTTTTCAACGACCGCATCGGCATAGCTGCCAAAAACAGCCGCCGAGCCGCCGAGGTTCTGCTCGAGCTCGCCGAAGCCTGCGACGGATTCCTTGACAAAATCAAAAACCCCTTTAGCGATACTCTTACAGGCCGAGGCAACACTTTTCAAGCCATTGACAATAATGTCACTTATGACATGAGCCTTGATAAGGTCGCCGAACTTGATACTCTTTTTTCCGGCTTTCTCGAGGCTGTCTCCGACTTCGTTGGTGCTCCGTTTGAAAATGCTCAGTTTTTCTTTGACCTCGGACAGCTTATCTTTCAACTTTCCAAAGACATTGATTTTGTCCTTGAACTTGTCGATTTTGTCGCGGACATTGTTAAGCCCATCGGCCATTTTTTCGAGTGTGGTTTTTGGACCCGATTCTTTTTCGAGCTTGTCCCACTCATTGCCCATGTCGTTGACGTCTTTTGTAAACTTAGCCAAGTCCGCCTGCGCGTAGTTAAGTTGAATTTCCCACTCGCGCACGGCGTCGGAATTTTCGCCAAAATGTTTGGTGGCGTTTGCTAAAGCGTCTTTAATCAACTCTACTTTGGCTCTTTGCTCTGCCATAGTGCGGTTCAGAGTCGAGTACTGCGATGTGCAATATCCGAGCTGATCTTTGTTCTGTGCAAACTCTTGTGTGTTTTTCTTCGCCTCGGAGCGCAACAGCCGCATGCTGTTATTGATGTCCTTTATTGCTTTTTTGAAATCGGCTTCGCCGTCGCATACAATCTTCGGGCCTATGCGGAAGTTTTTACTACTCATCATCCACCTCCCCCTTTTCGACTAATCCATGCCATATGCAATAATTTTCATACAGGCTCGTGACTTGCCGCAAAGTCAGCCGCCAAGCCTGCGCAAAAGGAAAGCCGAGTAATACCGTCGCTCTGAAAATCCAGAGGTCAACATCGACGATTACTCGGCCTGGCTGTTTTTTGTTTCTTCGAGTCCTGCCGCTTCTGCCACGGCATCGACGGCGGCGTTCAGCTCATCGTCCTCCGGC